GCTACGCGAGCAATGTATCCACCAGCGTTGAGACGTGCATCGTTGGCCGCAGCGTCATCCGTTACCAGTGTCCCGGTATCGAAATGTACGGTTGGAGATGTCGTCAGGTTAGCGGTCGAGTCTGACACCAGATCAAAGCTGATCTCGCCAGCAGCACCGCCGGTAATGATTTCGGTCGCGCCGGTCTTGATCACAAGGTACAGCTCTTGGCCGTTCCCGATGTCGCGTCCGTCAACGCCCAAATCAATCACGTCTCCGATGACCGTAGTACCTGCGCCAGCAGCAACAGATACGTTATCAGCGAACTCTGTTCTTTCGTCCATAATCATAGTCTGTAACTCCTTAGCTTACAGCGGTTTCAGTGTTCAGGATCGAATCGACCCGGCGAACTGGGATGCCGTCAAACGTCATGACGTGCTTACCAGCAATCTGCTCCATCGACAACGTGGAGGCGGCGACCTTCTCGACGATCTGACGACGCAGGAAGGACTTGGTCCGGCGGTTACAGTACATGACTGTGTTGCCGGCTGCGAGGCTTGGCGGGATTTCGACTGCCTGTGTCATCAGGTCAATCAGATCAGCGCCTGTAGCCGCGTTTTTGGTAAGCGCACTGCTGTCAAACTGGATGCGAACGACATAGCGCCAGTCGCGTACAGTCAGGCCAACCTTCCAGCAGTAGTGCGTCCGGTAGGCTTCCATGCGGCCACCAGAACCATCAATGTCTTCGATGGTTACTTGGCCTTTGTCTTCGACCTGAAGGCCGCCGACGGTGCCTTTGGGGTAAATACCGTGGCAGGTATTCGGTCCCCATGTGACGAGCCAAATGGACGAGCAGTCTGACGGGTTTGCAATGCTCGGCTGCTGCACGATGTTCTCTGCGTTTTCGGCAGACAGGTCATTGAACCGTGGAGCAAAACCGGTGATTTCTTCTGGAGCCGTGGACTCAGAAGCGTAGAACAAAGACGAGCTGAACTCATGGTTCATGCCGTCAATGTGTGCGCGGTCTTCAGAAAGACGGAACGCAGCGGTGTTGCCGTTCAGGTCAGCCAGCACCTTATCGACCTCGGCGTATGCTTCGAGCATACCCGTGGTGTCAGTGATCTGGGCGGTGGTTGACTTGGTTGGCTGAACGCCGCCGTACAGCTTGCGCCATGTGGGCTGCGGGAGACCTGTACGCATGGTGGTGCGGTGACCTGTAGGCAGGTTACCTTCCATCATGGTCATATCCTGAAGGATTTCGTTGGTCTCGGTGAGGATTTCCGCAATCGTGTCGATGCGACCATCCGGGTCCAGACGCTTGGTGACGTCCACCAGCGTTGGGTTGATAGCTGAGAGAGTAGCCATTTATTTGCTTTCCTATGCTAGATCAGAGTTGTTATACAGGCGTTTCGCGGCATCGGTCGGCTGCTCACTGTTGCGTCCGCCCGGCACGATCCCATCGTCTTCAATCATCTTTCCGACTTTGTAGAACGCACGTATCACCTCCGGGTGATTGCCGAGGCCCGTTTCATTCAACAGGTTCACAAACTCTGGCGTACCAAACTGCTTGATAGCCTTGCTGGCAGACGAGATGCTCGCTTGGAAGGCTGCCCCTCCGTACTCGCTGTCTGCTTTTGCCGCCGCCGCCCACTCTTCACGGGCCTTGGTGGCATACTCGGTTTGCATGTCAGCCCATCTCTGGGACTGGTGCGCGCCGAGATCAGCAATCTTTTGCGCTTGCTCTTGTGACAGGCCAAGGTCTTTCGCCAATGTCTTGAGATCACCGAGAGTGGCGTCATCAATCGTGACCCCCTCCGGCATCTCAAACACATAGTCTTCTGGAGCCTTAGCAGCCGCGTCCTCGGTGGCTTGGTTATCCTCCGTTGCAGCTGTCTCTGCCGCCTGCTGTTCGGATGCTGATGCATCCTGCACGTCTGACTGGCTACCCTCGGTGTTATCTGCGGCAGTTATCAGCGTGTCCGGTGTGGCCTCTGCGGCCTCAATCTGTTCTGTGTCTTCAAGCATCGTTTGCTTCCTTGATCATCTCTACGTAAAAGTCTGGCGCGTGCTGTTGCACCAGAGACAGAATATACAGGCCAACATTGCGCTGGCCCTCTCGAAAATACGTCTCGCTGTTTCCCGTGAAACTGGACTTGTACACGCCGCAGAACGTCATGATCTCGCGTACCATCGCGCGACCACGCTTGCTGGACATCAGCCACGCCCAGTTTTCTGCAGCCTGTCGCCGGCGCAGCGCCTCTTCATGGCGATCACTGGCCTCAGCTTCCAGCACTTCACGAACGTCGAACGGGTTAAACTTCATTTGCGTTTCTTCTTGGCAGACTGGCGCAACGCTTTTGCGGTCGGCGCGCCCTTCGTTCCGGGCTTGCGCATCTTTTCGCCTGACCCGGCCTTGATGCGCTTGCGCTTCGCGTGAATGTTTGCCCAGAGACCCTTCTTTGGCATTACATCCGCCGCCGTCCGGCCGGTTTAGGCTTTGGCTTACCCTTCGCCTTCTTGGGCTTAGGCTTGGTCATCGACTTAGCTGACTTGTATCCCGGCATTTATAACTCCGTCGCTGGTGGTGCTTGGTACCCAGAGACCATGCCCAACAGGTCCGTTGCGGCGTTGCTCTCATTGGTCTTGATATTGCCCAGTGCTTGGCCCGTCTGAGCGGCCTGCGCCATCATGGCTTGCTGCTCCATCTGCTGCTGCTGCTCGGCTCTTTGCTCCCGGATCAGGGCGACCTGATCATTCGGCACGATGATGTCAGGATCGACGCCCAACATATCGGCATAAGCGTCAGCCCAATTGTCCACATCGATCTTATCCAACACTTCCGGCCGCATCTGAGCGATAACGCCCAAGCTGTTCACGTATCGGTCGATGCTGTTCACCCCAATTGCGCGCTGCGCTTGGGCCAGCACGCTCACGAACTCTACATCTAACTCAACACCCTGCAGCTCCTCCGGCGGCATCATGACGTTACCATTGGCAATCATGCGTTCGAACGTGCGGTCGATCAGTGGCTTGAGCAACTCATGCTGTAGCCTCTCCAACACCGGGCCAATCATCAGCATCTTTTCTTCGTTACGTGCGGCCACCTCAGTTGCCGTCATGCGCGTCGTGTCGCCGTTCGCCAGCATCAGGAACATATCTGCATGAAAGGCCGACCGGATCAGCTCACGGGCGTCCTGCATACTCACAAGCAGGTCATTGATAGGCAGCGTCGCAGCGAACAAAGGCTGAACGGTGTTTTGCACGCCGATCTGGTCCACGAACGTCACGCCACCGGGCTTCCAATCAATCTCACGCTGACGCATGGACGTCGGCACCTGCAGCGGAGGCTTGGTCTGGTAGTCCACCACGTTCGACCGGCGCAGCGACATATGCTGCAGGGACTTGATGTCGCCCAGTGCTTCCATGCCGGGGCTGTGGCCATACACGTCACCAGCCATGCGATGCCAGCGTGGCGCCATGACAGGGAAGTCATCGAACCCACTTTCGCGCAATACCTTCGTTGTGTCGCCGCCATCATAGCTGGGCTCGAAGTAAACGCTGCGATACGCCTTGTGCATCGCACTTGGGTTGTCCAAGCTGCGCACTGAGCGCGGTTCAATGGCGTGTACGATCTTCACCCACTCATCTAGGTTGCCGCGGTCGTACATGTTGCGCACGGTCGGACTGCAATTGGTGTACCCGAACTCGATCACGATCTCGCCAACCGTTTTTTCGAACTCGCGGTACAGCGTGTTGACCCGACCCCGGTAATCATTTGCCAACGCGAACTCGCCAACCGGGCTGTGGTAATGATGGATCGTCGAAACCGGGTCTTCCATCATGACAACCGCCGACGTGCCAAACGCGCCCAGCTCCATGTAGACCTGATGCAATACCTGATACGTGTTGCTAGTGGCGAAGATGTGCAGCATCCGCCGTTGCGTGTCGGCCAGCCAGCCTTTCACGCTGTCATACTCAGACAGCTCTCGGTCTTGCAGCGTTAGCCGGAACCACGGCCGCGCTGGTGATGACATCCCCGCCATCATGCCGGCGCCCAGAACCTTCAATGCCTGCAATCCAGCGCTGTCGAAGATGCTGTTATGGCGCCGCGTGCCACGGTTGCGGTCGCTCGTGTAGAACCTTGCGCTGGTCGGCAGCAGGTAATCACTGATCTCACGCCAGTGTGCGCGCCAACTTGAGCGCTCCGTCTCCAATTTTGTCCAGCGCCTCTTCAGGTCATCACGTGATGCGTGCTTCATTTAGCTCCCCAACAGGGTTGTTCGACCCAACATGCCTGCTCCGGGCGTCACACCCGTCGGACCAGTTAGATACGTGCCGCTGACACCCTTGCTGCCCACCGCGCGATTGCGCTTCATGAGCGCCGCGATGTCCGGTGCTTTTTGGTTTGCCGCATTAAACTCGCGCTGTGCCTGTCTCTGGGCTG